GTGCGCGGTTGCCAATCTGCTTTTATCAACGGTTTAGGAATCTTATTCCTCGAAATAAACACTACCTTGGTTGTAGAGTCTATATAATTATTTAAGTGGTTATCCTTGACAAATTGGTTAAATTGCTGATGGCCCATTTGCTCATTCTTTAATCTAAAGAAAACATTCATCTTGTTGATGGGTACAAATTTAGATAATTCTTCTATCATGTGTTTTACAGTCTCAAAAATTGAGTTTGTTTCCTCAATGACTACGACCAAGGGCCACTGATTTAGTGTGTTGATGGCTGTTAGCAATTCTGCAAACGAATGTTCTTCGGGATTTAATCTGTAACGAGTTGCTCCTTCTGAACACACCAGTGTAACGATTTCGTTAGGTGAAATTTCTTTCACTTTTTTCAACAATTTTTGTGTTTTTATGGAAATTCCGGCAATTTTTGCATTGTCAATATACTCAAGTAAATTATCATCAGTGCAAGTTTTAAATCTTTCATCAAGAAACGCTTTGCATCGATGATTGACGTTGTTTATAGATACAACACCATCTTGAAAATCTAGATGAGGTACGTAATTTTCCGGTTTTTTCAGGATACGTTCAATTTCTTCGTAAATTTCCAAGATGTCATCGGCAATGTTAAATTGTAGTGGAGCAAGTTTCTCTACAACGGTATAAAGATTTTTCTCAGTGTATGTGACCTTCTTGATATTTTTTTCTGCGTTCGAGCACATGGTTACTGTGTCTTCAATATCGGCCCAAATTTCAGCAAATTTCTTGGAAAATACGTATTTTACGTTGATAATCGATTTCTTAGTAGTTGCGTCTTGCTCGAGGTAGATGTTCTGAGATCTATCAATCTCTCTGATAGGCCACTTGAGTGGTTTCAAGTTTAAAATTTTGTCAACATCGACTCCGCATTTTTCTAGACCCAACCTATATTTGCCAATTTTCTTCAAACTTAGGTCAAGTTGTCTATCAGTGAGTGCAACATTTCGAGAAAGTTGTCTACCTAGACTTTTAATAATTTTTGAATCGGTTACGTCAAGACGAATGTTTACGATCCGTTGTCTAGTGCCGGCTAAAATTTCGATTGTGTCTTCAACTGTTTGCATACTATACTAGTATAGCATATTAAACTGTAAAGTCAAGTCTTATTTCATTTAAAAGTCGTTGTTGTGGGATGCCAATAGCCAATTCGTCTAGTAGCCATTCGGTGTGTAGTATTTTATTGAACCACTGATCTCTATCAGGTAATGCTATGCTTTCTATATTTTCGTATTTTCCGCTAATTTCGTGAGCAAGACTAGATGATCCGGTAATCACTGGTGTGCCTGCAATGGCACTCTGGATAGCAACACCGCTGTTCCAATTTATCACAGCGTGATAGTCGTGCCTAAGATCATAGTTGTCATAAGAGTTGATTTCTCGACGTGGAATTTCCACTGAAACATTGCCTATACTGCGATTTCTTAAAGGACTTCGAGGATGCGGTCTAACTATTATGGGTCGTTGTGTGTATTTTCGTATTTCTGCAATGGTATCAGCAACCCATTGGTCAATTTCTGGCATGCCTTTCCATTGTTCACTTAATTTGTGCTGACTTGCAATGAGAATTTCTGTTTTTCTTGACAAATTTACGGGTTTAAGTTCAACACCCAACGTCTTTGCCCTATCGGGTAAAAAATTTGTATGGTTAGCAAAAATTCCCAGAGCGTTGGTGTTGTTCAATGACAGTTTCCATGTTAGGCCGCGTTGTAGACTACCAACTTCAAGAATAAAAACCGGTTTTTTCTCGGCACGATAGTGGGAAAACACAGATTGATTGGATCTCATACGACCGTTCCACACTACACTCCAAATCACTGCCGCATCAGCATCAGCGGCGTTTGCCACTGCTTGAATTCCTAACGATTTACAACCTGCAAGAAAGGATTCCAACACTGGCTGTGCGTTAAGTGCAATCTGATTGGGGAAATATGCAAGTTTCATTCTTCTTCTGGAAGATTTTTTAATAATTCGTCATTGGTTACAGAATCTTTTCTTCCTGCCTTAAAATGAGTAATGTAAGGGGCAATGATACTACGAGGCATGGGGGTTTTAATGCGATGGTCACGATTTAAATCTAAAAGTTTTGCACCTTGCTGTTCCATTTCAGCAACAACTTTGCCGTAAACCTCTCCGTCGTAAAATCTTCTCAAAGTATATCCCAAATCTTCATTATAATATTGCTTGTATCTCTGTGCCATTTGTAAAAACATGGGATGTCTTTTATTAGCAATAAAGAAACCCGTTTCACAACTAAAACTATCACGACCCGGATCAATGTCGCTGGGCCATTGATGTTTGACACCAAAATGTGTGCTAAGAATATCGTCTCCTGCAATCAATTCCAAAAAGTGCTGTGGTATTTCTCTAGTAGTAACTGTGTCGGCATCTAACCAGATAATCCTATCTACGTTTAATTGTTCAAACGCATGAATAATGCTATATGCTTTTTTTGCAAACTTTATCACATGACTGTTTTCAGTTCTTGAAGCAAACGTTGGAAAATCTTTCAAATGTTTCCATGCAATATATGTAACACGTTTGCTTTTCTGCGGTTTCGCCATATCTTCATTATAAACATACAATTCTACATCGCTGGGCCAATAGGCTTGAAAACTTTCGATACAGGCACGGCCACAATGATCGTAATATTGTTGATTAACGGATGTTATACATGCAAACTTTGTCATTTATTTTTCCAATAGTTTTCAGTTCTGTTAACAATTAAGTCGGTAACTTTGCTCTTACCTAAAGTTTTTCTGTCGCCTTTAAGATGATCCAAATATGCTCCCCATTGGCAATTTATTAACGGATGGCCTTCTCCCGTAATAAGACCGTTACTCCAATTTAATTCTTTTAGTTTAACTTTTTTTCTTGCTTCGTCGAATACAAAACTATCATGCCACTCAATAAGAGTAAAAATTCCCTGTTCTGCATCGTCATAATAATGTTGAAATACATTTAGAAATTCTTTAATTTTTACTGATTCTAAATTCATATAATAAAGACCACACTCACTGTATTTGCCTGCTCTTCCTAAAAATCCCAAGTCAATATTGAGTGGGCATAATTTTTCAATTTCTTTAAGCGTTATGGGACCATGACAAAACATGTCAGCATCCATCCACAATAGCGCAGACACGTCTGCCTCTGAGGCGCATTTAAAAACGGAATAAACTTTATTAGAAAATTTTACAGCGTCCCATTTAAAATTCTTTTTAGCATCGGATCTTTTAGATAACTGAATTATAGATGAAATATCTCCGTTGGCTTTGGGTACATCTTTCCAACGTTGTTTAAATTTTACTAACTGAGGATTTGTTTTATGAGAATCAAATACAATTAAATTTTCTGCAAATTCTTTAACTTCTACATTTTCAGCATAGACATAAAGTACAACTTCTTTTGGCCAATTTGCTAAAAAACTTTGTATCATTCGTTGTCCGTATTTGTAGTACCCGCTTTCATTAAACGTTGTACATACGGCAAATTTTCTTATAGGAATTGTTTTATGTGCTTCCATGCGTTTCCACTTTCTAAATCTTGAAAATTCCAATGACTCATTGCTAGTTTTTCTACCCAGTCTTGTCTTTCCGTCATTGTGGGATTTTCTATGTTCTTTAACTCTGTATTACATACACTAAATGCTTGACTGTTTCTAGTATTAGTATCTGTTACAAACACAGGAATACCTTCTATTGCGCTGGCCACGCCAGGACTGCTATTGTATGTTATGGTAGCCCATGCATTTTTAAAATCATCTAAGATATTATTGTTTTCGCTAATTGTTACATTGGGTTCGTGCAATTTTAAATAGTTTTTAGCATTTCTGTCGCCAGGATGCGCTCTAACAACTATAGGTCGAGTACTATATTTTTTAATTTCAGAGATGGTATTAATACACCAATCCATTACATCAATACCTTGCATACTCCATCCGCCGTTGCGTTGGAGACAAATTAGAATATGATTTCCGTTGGCTCTCCAAGGTTGTAAGTCAATTCCTATGCTAGATTTTATTTCTTGCCAGTGGTGTTTGTCCACGATACTGTTAAAATATTCTCCTGTTGTGGGAAATATTCCATCAAAACTAAATCTTAGATAAGTTTTAGTATTACCGGGATCTCTGTATAAGAATAAGTTACTGTCAATGGCAACTACTCTTTTCTTTACTGTTCGTTGATTATCAATTATTGTTTTTCTAAAATTTAAATGAGGAGCACTTTGACTTTGTTCATGGACCCATCCTTGTATTACTGCTACATCTGCTACAGCGTACTTCATATCTGCGACTTCTCGAACAACAGCATCCGGATCTTTCTTTGCACCCGCGGCAAAACTTTTTAGTACTTGTACCTTTTCCATGTTGCTATTTTTTGCAGGAATTCCTGCAAAGTACACGTTGACTGTGGTCATAGTTCGAGTTTATAATTATTCCAAACTTCTGCGTAGTCACAGTCTTTGTAATTATCAAACCATGGGCCGCCTTCGGTATAGTGAATTGCTTTAGGTAATCCATCCCGGTACCAGTTAACTAACCAGTTCCATTCTTTATCAACTTCACCAATGTAATGATCTCTAATCCACTGGAATCTATGGAGGAATTGTGGTGTCTCCGAGTTAACTGCATCTGGTGCTAGATACTTGTTGCTAGGGTGAGCGCAGTTCCATAAGATCATACTGCTCCAGTTTTTTCTAGGATAGGCATGCTGTTGCTGGCCGTCCATCTTGATTCCTTCAACTGGAGTATAGTCATGTTTGACCACCATTACTGCTTTGGTTTCGTCTCGAAGATCGAATAATTTTTGAATATCGTCGGTCCACAAAAAGTCGCAGTCGCAGAATACTGCCCAGCCTTGATAGTTCATTAACGCCGGCACTAGGAAGCGAGTGAGAGAAAAATCTGTACTGGCTAAGGCATCTTTCTCTCTCCAGTATAGGCCTAATGCTCGTAGGTTATCCTGTATTAACGGAATAACTTCAGCCGTGGGCTGATGTTTTTTAATCGAATATTCGCATACCTTGTATGCAATATCTTCCCTAGCATCGTAGCCTACAAATACTTTCATTTTCTTTCAATGTCCTCTTCCTCGCACTGTGCGCCGTATTGTATCTCAATGACCTTTAACGGCTGCTCGGTTGAATTGTGCAGTTGATGCCATTCCATGGGATTAATGACTTCTGTTTTATAAGGCTTAATACTACTGCCTCCAAACTCCCAATTGTTGCCCGCTGTGCCTTCTGCAACAAACCATAATTCTGAACGATGGTGATGACGTTGCATACTCAATGTCTTCCCAGGATCAACTGTGAGTTCTTTTACTTTGACATTCTTTCCCACAGTGTGCAGTACACGATAATATCCCCATGGACGATGCGTTTTAGGTGCTTTCCATTCCTGTAAGATCCAACTACTTGAATTTTTCTTATCTTCGCCGCCGACTCCGAATACAAATTCTAAGTGAAGCATTTCTTCAAGTAGATCCATCTCTGGAATGTTTTCTTTTGTTCTGTCACCGCCGTTGGCAAAGATTATTTGTGCAGTTGGATGTATTGCTCTAACTTTTCTAATAGCATCCTTGGCGCTGTTATCACTGTCATCGAAGTTAATAACTCGATCAACATTATGTAGTGCGGCAATGATGGTTGCACGTTCTTCCCAGGGCATAAATTCGTGCCCTTTCTTTCGACGGAGCCATTCGTCGGAGTTTACCCCAACAATCAACGAATCGCCGAGTTGTCTGGCTGCGGTGATATAGGCAATGTGTCCGCTGTGTACAGGATCGAACCCGCCTGTGATAAGAACAATTTTTTTCATTTTATTGTATTAATCCAATCGTTATATTGTTGTGTAGGGAAATCTATACCCTCATTGACAAACCAAGTTTCGAAATGATTTTCTGGAATCTTGTAAAACACATCAGTTACTGCAATTTTATAGCCGTATGATTTTAAAAATTCTATAGCAGTTTTATTAAAATCTTTAGTTGATTGATACAAGTCGTGTTCGAATGTAATACAATCAAATGTAATTCCTTCTTCGATTATTTTTTTAAGAGCCGTAAATGTATTCTCTGCTGGTTCTATATCACATGAAAGATAGTTTATGTGAGTTGGTAAATTATTTGATATGACTGCATCTTTATAATTAAAGTTCAATGCATTATCCCAGTAGACTATATTTTTTCTTTCTGGGTGCTTTTCCCAAAATCTTTTTAATCTACTATCAAATTCTATACTAAAACCTTTCCATCCGTGCTCAACTTCTAGTTTGTAAGTATTGCTATTTTTAACAGGCTTATGAGCACCAATCTCAACGTATGTACCGTTATTACCAAATAACGATAGTGCAAATAAATCCTGAAAGGCTTGAGAATTTGAATTCATTATTCTTCCTGTGTTTTGACTCTATTGCCTTTAGAATATTGGGATTTATTTGTAGGTGCTACCCAATGTCTCATATAGTTTGCTAATTCTGTATACATAAAAGGCATCAAGTGATCGTTAGTAGTAGTTAAATGATTAACCTTTGCTCCTTTTTTATTTGCTTGTCGTATGGCTTCCCACCATACAGAAGTTTCCATGTATCGAGCAGTTGTTAACATTTTTAAACTAGTATGATAGTCCTTATAATATTCAATAACTTCGTTTGCTAAAGGATGTTTAAGATTTAGTGCAAAGAATCCAGTTTCTGCTTCCTTGTCCCGTCCTTTGCCCCCTGCGGGAATATCTACAGATAGTACATCTTCCGGTATCAATTTATTAAGATATTCTAAAGTTATGTTTGAATGTGTGACCACATCACTATCTAACCAAATAAACACATCACTGTCGAATTCTTCAAGAGCAGTTAACGCAACGTGTCCTTTAAGCCAAAAGTTTCTCTTTGATAATACTTTGTGATCATCAGTTGAACTAAACATTAACGATTCAAAATCTTTGAATCTAGGATTAATTTTTTCAAAATCTTTAATAATTAACCTAGGATCTGTTATATCAGGAGTAAAACCTTCTGCCCACAATTCAATACTAACTTCAGTGGGCCAGAATTTTAAAAAGGTTTCGATACAGTCTTTTCCTATCATATCGTAATAGGGTTTATGTTGGGAGGTTATTATTTTAAAAGTTCTCATGTACAATCCATTAACTACTCATATTTAGCCGCTAAATATAAGTATGAAAACAATTTTAGTTACCGGTAGTAGAGGCTTCATTGGCCAGCATCTTTGCAAAGTTTTAAATGAATTAGAGCATCACGTGATCGAGGCTGATCGTAAATTGGGGTTTGATCTTGCATCCTATGAAGATGTTCAACTTTTACCCGATGTTGACATTGTGGTGCATCTTGCGGCTTTTAACGGAACCAAACACTTTTATGAGCGGCCGTTTGATGTTGTCCGTGACAACTTGTTGCCCACACAATATCTATTAGAAAGATATGCAGGTAAAGTTGAACGTTTTATTTTTACAGGAACTTGCGAAAGTTATGCAGGCGCAGTAGACACATTTAACTGGGCTGTACCCACTGACGAAACAGTGCCGTTGGTAATCAACGATGTTACAAATCCTCGTTGGAGTTATGGCGGTAGTAAGATAGCCAACGAAGTACAGGTAATTGCCGCGCATCATCAATTTAAGCAAGATTATTCAATAATTAGATATCACAACGTTTATGGTCCTGGTCAGATAGATCATTTTATTCCTGAGTTCTATCAACGTGCCAAATTGGGAGATCTCACACTCAACGGATGGGAAAATACTAGAAGTTTTATGTACATCAGCGATGCAGTGGATGCTACTATAAAAATCATGTTCAGTGAAGCCTGCAAAAATCAGATAATTAATGTTGGTGTCAACGAAGAAAAAAGTATTAAAGAAATTGCAGAGATTATTTGTAAACAGTTAGGTATTACCGGAGAATTAATATTAAAAGATGCTCCGCAAGGAAGCGTAAAGCGTAGAGAGGGCGATGTTACTAAATTAAAAAATCTTACAGATTTTGAATCTAAAGTTTCATTGCAACACGGAATCAAATTAACATTGGATAGTCTATGAAAATTGGAATTATTGGCTTAGGAGTCGTTGGCAGTGCATGTCAACAGGGGTTTGAATCAATTGGACATACAGTCGAGATTCATGATATCAAAATGGATACCAGTATTCAAGATGTACTAGATACTGATATAATCTATGTTTGTGTTCCTACCCCCGAAAATGCTGACGGGTCCTGCAACACCACTGCTATAGAGGAAACAGTTGCTGAATTAACTAGATTAGAGTATAAGGGTGTGGTTGCTCTTAAGTCAACTAGTGCGCCTGGTACTACTCAAAAGTTAATTGACAAATACAAGTTGCGTATTTGTTTTGTTCCAGAATTTTTAAGAGAGCGGTGTGCAGTCGAAGACTTTGTCAACAATCACGAATTATTAGCAGTTGGCACAGATGACTCGCAAATATACGAAATAGTGGTGAAAAGTCACGGATCGCTACCCAAGTACACATCGATGATGAATTCCACAGAAGCCGAGGTTTTGAAGTATTTTTCCAACGTTTTTAACGCCGTGCGAGTGGTTTTTTCCAACAATATGTTCGAGATTTGTAAATCGATGGGTCTAGACTACACTAAGATAAAAGATGCCTATTTGTTAAGAAAAACGGCAAGTCCGGATTATATGGATGTCTCTGACGAATTACGTGGTTACGGTGGCATGTGTTTGCCCAAAGATACAAAAGCCCTAGATGCTTTAGTAAAACAACTAGGGCTCGATTTAAAACTATTTGAAACCACAGTGTTCAAGGGTATGCGTGATTAAAGTCTTGCGTCTTCCATGCCAGCAACTCTCAACTTGGTAATGTTGGTAATTTGCCATTGCTTTTGATCCAAGCCTTTGGTAATGCCCAACCACTTGTTACGAAGTAGTGCAAACTCGTTGATAATCTTTTCCATGTCAACTACGTCTGCTTCACCGTCTGTGAACTTTTCACAATCCCTGCTACTTAGGGCACGAGCGTAACTTTCTAGATACTTTCTAAAATATGCACTCTTTAGTCTACGTAACTCAATGTTCAAATATTCCAGTATGGCTTCGATCTCTTGCAGTTGACTGAAACGATGTTCAACTACTCCGGGCATACTAGCAGCCGATTTTTCTAAGTTGCCGTGAAGTTTAACTTCCTGACGAGCATCAACTAATTCATTTTCAAAAAAGTTAACAGCATCAGGAATTTTACCAATGTCACGACTGACTTCGTTATACCAGCCCATTAGTCCTCATCATAGTCGTAATCTTGGGCATCGTAGTCGACTTCATCCTCGTCGCTGTCGGTGTCGTCAAGATAATATTCAATGGCGGTGTCCAAATCTTCATCACCGCCTATTGCGGCTTTGAACACGTGATCTTCTACGCCGTTATCTGCAAGAACGTCAACGTACTTGCTTGCAACGGTTTCAATTGTTTTTTTATCAAAAAACTCTTTTAAGCCAGTCCAAATATCAATGATGTTATCTTCGTTAAGCATTTTATAAAATTTCCCCAGTTTCTATATCAATGGTAGTTTCTACTTTAGTGGGTGCGTCATTAAATTCTGCCATGACTCTGTCAAGGCCGCCTTGTTCATTTCGTTCCCACTCTTTACGATACATTTTAAATTCTGTACCATCTGTTGAAACGTATTTAAGTCGATTGCCATCTTTTGTTAGAATACCCTTGGCTTCTGCCAAGTCTACTAGACCGCTGTAGGGACTCATACCAGTTGCATAGGGAATTTCAACTTGTACACTTTCAAACGGCTTAGAGTAACGTGTTTTCATGATCTTACAAGCGGCACGGATACCATTTACTGTGGTAGTCTTGTTGCCGTCTGCGTCTGTTTTCAACTTTAATTTACGCATGGCAATAACAATACTTGACGCATAGATAAAGCCCTGTCCACCTGAAATCTTGTCATCTGGATCAAACATGTCCTGACTTGCGTAGGTGTGATTAGTACAAACCAATCCAACATTATAACTACCAAACATGTTTACACAGTTACGAACCAAACTAGTAAGTGCCTTAGGCTTACGACCCATGTCACCTTTCATTTCACCTGCTTCGAACTGATTAACGTCTGTGGGAGTCAACAACATGCCCAACGAGTCTATGACAAACAATACCTTTGGACGAGTTTCGGCATCCATTGTTTTGTATTCTTTCATGAACTCGCTGATAGTTTTAGCCACATCATCAATCATGGCCATGTTGAGTTTCAACAACTTATCTTCGCTGGTATCAACACCTAGATCATGCAACCATTTCTCGTCAAGTGCATTTTCGCTGTCAACTAGCACAACATAGATGCCCTGTTCTTGTGCGGCACGAATAATGTTTCCGGAACAAATATAACTCTTGCCGGCGCCGGATTCGCCCGCAAGTACAGTAACTTTACCCAAAGGAACACCCTTGTTAAAATCGCTACTGATTAGATAGTTCAAGGCATAATTGCCTGTACTGATCCAGTCTGTTGGATCATTAAAACCGACACCAAGTCCATCAATACTTTTTGTCAGAGTCTTTCTAAATTTTGAAAGGTCAAATGCTTTCGTGGCCATACGTTCTCCTTGTGAATATAGTTAGTGAAGGGGACCGAAGTCCCCTTTAGTCTTGATTAAGACTTTTGACGATTACGGATCATCGCAAGGATGTCTTCCGCACGTCCACTACCACCTGCCGCTGGTGCAGAGGTCACTGCCGCTGGGCGGCTTACTGGAGCACTACGAACTGGTGCTTCATCGGGATCAACGTGGTCGTCTACTGGCACAGCCGCTGGTGCCGAACCTTTGTTTGGATCACCAGTTACTTGACCCATACCTGCTGGACGGAAATATTGTCCCCATGCTTCTTTGTCAAACGGCTCGCCGTTAACTGATGCTTCGAACATTTCCTTGATAACTTTCAACTCAACATCACCTGGCTTTTTAGGCAGGAAGTCTGTTAGGTTGAACAATCCATTTGCCTTAACAGCATCAAGTTCGATGTCAGTTAATGGACGCTCACGACGGCTCCACTTACTTGTAGAGTAGTCTGCGTAACCACCTTTGCTGGTCTTTGTCAACTTGAAGTCAACGCCACGTGCAAAGTCTGTTGGCAATTCTTCCAACTCTGGATCAACCAATGCTGACTTGATCAACTGGAAAATTTGTGGGCCGATAATGAATCGACGAATTGGGTTTGCTGGGGTTTCTTCTTTCAAGCCATCTTCAACTACGAAGCCTTGGAAAATGTAACTGCGTTTCTTCCAGTACTTACGACCCTGTTCTTCTAGAGTCTTGTCCTTGAACCAACCGCGTACTTCCGAAAGGATTGGGCAAGTTTCGCCATACATTTCCATACATGGAACTTGTACTTGAACTTGTTTGTTGTCAGTGTCACCTTTGACCCCTGCGAATGGCAGTTTGATCATTAGGCGTTCTGCCCAAAAGAAAGTGTTGTTTGTGTCGCCGTCTGGTAAAAATCTTACTGTGGATTCTTTACCTTGCTCGAGGTTCCAGAACGGATAGATTGCGTTGTCGCCTGCTGGACGATCTCCGCCATTTGATTTTGTTTCTTGTGCCTGAAGTTTTGCACGAATTTCTGCTAATGTGGCCATAATGTGTCTCCTAAAGTTTATGCCTATGTACTGCGTTTTTGCCTATTATTGTTTTACACCGTGTAAAACAAAAAGTGCATACATGTTATTGTACGCACTTTTATTTATTAAAGCAAGACTTTTCTTGCTTAAAACTGGTTTAATTTTGCCAGATTAATATTTCATCAATTCTTTAATACGAACTAACTCTGGATTGACTGTTGTTTCTTTCATAGAACAGTCTTCCATACCATGAACTTCACACATTTTGCCTTCCTCGGTCATGTTACACGACCCTTCTTCGATACCTTGTTGTTGTCTCTGAAATTTAATTTCGGTATTGTTGGCCATTTGTTGTTTGAAGTTGTCTACTGCGCCGCCTGGATCAGTTGAGCCAGGAGTTAATGCAATAGGAGCACCTTCTCCCATATTCGAACTTAGACGTTCAACTGCAAACTGAGCAAATCGTCCGGCGCTTTCACCAAACTTCTTTTCACAGGCAATCTTGACACCTTCCTCCCCACGGGGGAAAGTACCAGATATCGAATCATACATGGAGTGAATGAACTCCACAATTTCTTCAGGAATAGCCTGTTTTGCTAGATGTTTTGCGCGGCTGTGTCCAGTGTGTACTGCACCACTTTTATCAGTTACATCGCCTTGATTCTTTGTATATGGACCATCAAATGGGACATCGTCTTCTGAATCTGGTTTATCGCTTTCAGAATAGGCGCCGCCGTAAGATCCTTCAGCATCGTCCATGGATTCAAATTCTGATTGAGCAAATGACAAGTCCTCCGGAGAGCCAACCACAGTGTATTCAACTGTGTTACTATCGTCGTCTTGGCTGACATTAACTAATTCAAGATCGTTTCGCATAAAAACGTTTTCGGCATGTTTTCCCATAAAATAATAGTTACCGGAAAAGATCATTTTTGTTTTGGCGCTGTCCGATTCAACAACATCATAATCAAATGTTGTCAAGTCTTCTAAATACTGTTCAAAGTCTGCTAGATGATTAGTTTCTTTAACTTCTTCATCATCGCAGGCACATGGGTCTTCGTTGCAAGTTTCGCACGTTGCGGCTTCAGCAACGATATCATCGTAGGTCAATCCTTGATCGGCTTTTTCTTTTACCAAACGATAGATGTATGGGAACACGCTAGTCAATTCTTCATTGAAGGTTTTGATAGTCAGTGCATCTACCCATTCGCTCATTGTTTCTTCAGGGACTTCGATAGCATCATGTGGCTGGAAGTTTTCACGGAATGACTCATAGTATTGCTGACGTTGTAGTGCGGAAACTTCCAATTTCAATTGTGCTAGACGTTCTGCAACCTGCTCGCTGATAGGACCAAGTGCTTCGGCTACAACACCGCTACGCTGTGTATAATTCTTAAACTGACGCAGTTTACCAATCTCTTCTGATAGGCCGGCAATGTATCCGCCCATTGCATCATATGGAGCGCCACCGTTGGCCACGTGTACAGCCATTGCTCTAGCACCATTCAAATGCTTGCTTGGGTAACGGAATCGTTCACCTGATGAACTTTCAATATAGATACTTTCGATGCGTTGTGTGCGGCCTGCTGGATTATTGTAGTTTACAGGTGCGCTGTGTTTGACAATAATTTTAGCCTCGCCTACTTCCTGGTAACTAGTCTTGCTAGTGCCAAATAGTCTTGATTCACTCATTTTTGATTCTCCACTTTCTTTGCTTAGGTATTCGTAATCTCTGCGATCCAGATTAGATTTTGTAATGTCTCTGATATCAAACTTCAACAAGTTTGATCGAGCAAATTGTCTCAATTCTTTTAAAAACTTAAACCAGTCAGATTTTGCATCTGGCGAATCTGCCAGTAGATCTGTGTTATAGATAACAGTCAGCACATCATCGTCTAATTTGATATTGATTCTGCCAAGGTCTTTTCCGCGCACTTTGTAGGTCACATCAAAGAATCGTGCCTCATCTTCCTTGTCGGTAAGGGCACCTTGTTCGTCACCGAGTTTGATGTTTGAAAATCGGCTGCGAATCTTGTTGAACAAATCGCTGGATATTGTATTCAAGTCTTTCATGTTTATATTTAGTTAGAAACTACTGGAAATAAAGATAGGCATGGGCGGCTCCCAATCTTCGCTGTCGTCTACTCTACCGCTCATTAAGTCAAATACCCGCTGATCCCAGTCTGCTAGTACCGAACTCATGCGCACGGCCAGCAATAATGCGCTTACAAGGTCGTCAGTTTCGCCCGATTTTGCTTTAAATGTTATGCCGTTAGCGATAAAAGCCTTGAGTTCTGATATGAGCACTTTGCTTTTAATTTTCATTTTTCCTGATTCTACCAAATGTTTAAGTCTACTACAGGCTGATATTTTACTGCGGTGTGTGGTATTAAATCCTTTGCGGAATTTACGTACATGTCCTTTGCGTATGGGTTCTGCAATAAACATACCCGGAATGTTTTCTTCTCCAACATTTTTAACAACAATAAGAGCACTTTCGCCTAGAGTGTTATTTTCAATACTCCAATATAAATTACTGCCGTTGGCAATAGGACAACTGTCAGCAATATACTTGTTGATGTCTCTAAGGATCTTTATCTGTCCTTCAACTGCTGTTTGATTATGTTGCCACTCTGCTACTTGATCTAAACTGGGCAATTCAAATACTTGTATGGCAGCATTGTTACCGCCAGTGCCTAGACTAGGATCAAGAGCAACAACATATATCATGTCATCTTTGGGTGTTTTATACCATCGAACCTGACCCATGTTCATTATAGGTGGTGTACCCTCCATGCCAGCCAAGCAAATACTATTAATCAGTGTTTCATCAAAAATTAAGAACTCGCAGCCGTATTCTCGGCGAAATCGTTCTTCACCAATACGACCTAGTTCTTGTTCTTTCCATTTGTCGTCCCTATCAGGATGTTCGTGCCACTCTGCTCTATATCCATGAAAGCCGTTTACTCCGGTGCCATCTGTTTTTTCGTTGCCAAAGTCATCGAACGTTTTGTTGGCTTCTTTCCAAATAATAGCAAATGTATCTTCGTCACTGTTAGGCGTTGAAGTAATAATTGCTCGACCACCAGTGGCTAGCGTTGGTGAAATAGATGTCCAAAATTCTTCTGCAATATTTGGTTGTACAAATGCAAACTCGTCACAGTATAGTAAGGATATTGACATACCACGACCAGTATTACCAGTGGTAGTTGCTGACACAATACGTGAGCCGTTGTCAAATTCAATGCTTCCTTTATTGTAGTTTGTTACACCACATCGAATATAATCAGGACACAACTCATAAGCATATCTTATACGTTGCATGATTTCCTGAGCACCTGTGTACTTGTGTGCGGCCACTAGAATTGTTTGATCTGGATTAAACATTGCAAACCATAACAAGTATCCGGCTGCACATGTAGTTTTGCCGCTTTGTCGAGGCATCATGTTGATATTGAATCGATAGTTATGATAACTATCCATTAGGCGTAACTGATAGTCAAAGGGTTCAAATTTCATTTTGCCCTTGACCGGGTGCTGAATATAGAAGAAGTTACGTGCAAAGTACAGATATCCCAAATCGGGATCAGCACACTGCGCCAAATCCATGATTTGAGTTTCTGAGAACTTTTCTTGTTTGTGCGCCTTTTTAATTAAGACGCCGTCTAATGTTTTTCCTGCCATGAAATTATTTACCGAAAAAAATAGACCCCGGAGGGTCTATTGGCACCTTGGACAGGGTGCTAACTGCGACGAATTATCGTGTTTCTTTAATGTGTTGATACATAGTTGCCAAATTGCGCTTTAATTGCTCAACACTTTCATATGCGCCTGCGGCCATAGGATTGTCGCCACGATATGGTTTACCACTGAAACTTTTCTTTTCTTTGTGCAGGTCATCGCCGGAAGGTACAGCGGCATCCATGTCATAGACAGTTGGATCAGGAGTTGTGCTTGCTTGATAAGATGGCTCGCTTTCTTGAGTTAGTTCGTCAGTCATAGTGCGAATGTC